AAGGACTTGATGCTGTACTGGAGTTCGATGAGCAGGTCAGCGGACAGCGTGTTGGCCGATGCGGCCGGTGCGCTGACGTTGCCGACAAGGCCGGTTGGCTTGCCGATCCCATTCCCGCTGATGAAGGCCGCGCCCAGCGACCGGTCGAACTGCTCCCGGATGCTATTCGTGATCTCGGCTTCCAGGTCGTAGGCCGCATCCTGCTCCTGCTCGATCGTCCAGGCGACACGAGCGGAGAGCTTGTGTACCGGGATGTCGGTGTAGCCGAAGCTGTCTTTGGTCTTCGTTCCGGCCACGTCCTCATCGAGCCAGCTGGCCGTCAGCGATGTGTCGCGACGTGCTTGCTTGAAAGAAGGAGCGCTGGTCGAGACGACCTTTGCCACCTGCATCACAGGCGAGATCTCGACGATCTGCTTGTTGATGTCGTTGCTCATCTCGGCCGGCATGAGAAGCGCGCCAGCGGCCGATACGTCGAAACGCACCAGGTTGTCGCTCTTGCCTTCCTTGCCTGCACGAGTAACTTTGGCGTCCTTCATCTCGGCTTGAACGGCCGCCATGCCGCCCTTGCTGAAAAGACGAACTGCCTTCAGGAAGTCCTTGGTCTCGTGACCCGCAGACTCCTGCGCCGGCCGGCCTGCTCGCTTGACTTCGAACTCGAGGACGTCGAAGCGGTCGTTGATCCGCTTGATGGCCTCTTTGTTGTCCGTCATGATGGCGCTCTTCATGCCATCGACGAGCGTGCGGACGGACTCAATGACTTTTACGTCAGCCATTTGTCATCTCCGTTTGCATTGAAAGTTTGATCTCCTCAACCGCTTTGGCGAGGATGTCTTCGATCTGCTTGACAAGTGCCTCGTCGGCGCCTTGCTCGGCAGCTTGATTGGCCGGCTCGGCCGCATCAGGTTCTTGCTTGGCCGCTTTCTTGGCTTTGGCCGCCATGATCTGCGCCTCGACGTTCATCGGGAACGGCGTGATGCTGACCTCGTGCAGCGCCAGCTCCTTCAAACGCCGCGTGCCGTCCATGCCTGGCTCGGTCTTCACCGGGTCATAGCCGATGGACAGTCCCATCTTTGCGCCCTTGTCGATCATGAACTTGATCTTGCGATAGACGGCCATGACCTCGGGAATGTCCAAAGGCATCTCGGCCATCATGTACAGCCCCTTCTCGCGGTCTTCCATCATGGCCACGCCGGCCACGCCGCTGGTCGTGTAGTTGTGATCCATGAGCAGCGGGACGACCGAGCTGTGGTTCAGCGTCTGCTTGAAGGCGCCTTTCTCGACGACGTCGCCGCCGAGATCGGTGTTGCCGTACACGCTGGCAAACCCTTCGATGCGTCCGACCTTTTCCTCGCCGACCATGTCTTCCTCGGCCTTCATCTGGCGCATCTTGGCCATGATCCGGCGCTTCAGCTCGGCCAGCTCGAGCGGCTCGATCTTCCGCAGCGTGTCGGCCTTGTGCCCGACCATCACGCCGGACGGACGCCATCCGCCCTCCACCCGCTCATAGACCTCGATCAGATAGGCCGGCTCTTCCTCCGATGCGTTGAGTTCAAAGCTCGAATCCGGGACGTTGAGCGTGCCTTCGGTGCGGATCTCTTCGATCTTGCCCTGGGCGGTTCCGCCTCCGGAATCCCAGCGGACGAAGTCACCGACGGAGAGATCCTCGGGATCGGCCTTCATCTCGGTCTCCATCTTCTCCTCGCCTTCCAGCTCGTCCATCTTGCGGTTCGCCCAGTCCCGGCCGGGATCGCCGCCCCAAAGCTTCCACGCGATCAGCCCGGCTCCAGGGTAGCCCTCGGCCTGCGGGTCGCGGTTCTCCTCGGCCTCGAGATCGACAGCGTGCCGGGCGAAGTAGGAGACCATCCGGGCGACCGTCTCTTCGGACAGGTTCTTGCGGTTGCTGATGTCCCGCGCCCTGGCCACGCCGACCTCGGTTCCGCCGCGCCCGTACTCCTCGCGCCACTCCAGACCCTGCGCCGCTTCCTCGGCCATCTCCTGCGTCGGCTGAAGATCCACCTGCTTCTGCTCCGGATCTTCCTGCTTCATCTCCGGATCTTCGTCCTCGTCCTCGTCTTCGTCGGACTCATCCATCAGCTCTTCGACCATTTCATCCATCTCGTCGTCGAACTCGCCCATGAGATAATCCATGTAGTCGTGGACGTCGGTCTCCGGAACTTCCATCACCCGGTCGGTCGGCTCGAACTCATCCCCGGCTTGGGCGTACACGCGGATCGTGTACATGCCGTCGGAGTATCCTTCCACGCGGCCGAATCCATCCTCCTCATCCGTGACCCAATGGATCAGGTGGCCTTCTTCAAACTGTTTGATCTCATCAAACATCTTTGCCTCCTCGGCTTCAATTCGTGCGATGACGCCATACGCATTTTCCGAGCTTGTGTGACAGGCGAACGGAACCGCCTGGTCATCCTCGAGCTTGTAGATCATATAGCCGCCGGTCGTGCCGTCGGCCATCTCGCATCGTTCTTCCCGGACTTCGTATGGCATAGTCGTGATATTTTGTCTGAATATACGGTCGATTGCTTTTCCCAATTCACCCTGCCGGGCCTGCCGGCGCGATCCGCAGCAAGCTGGCTCCAGGGTCGTCGCTCTGCTCGTAGCCCAGCTCCTCGCGTGCTTCGTTCTGCGTGAGGATGCCCCCGGCGACGGCCTTGGTCAGCCGCTCGATGACGAGCGCCCGATCCTCTTGGATCGCCTCGATGGCGTCCACGTCCAAGCAGATCTCCGGGCTGTCGGCGAAGTAGTGCGAAAGGTGCTGGGTGATGGCGCCGTAGAACTTGCGAGCAAGCGGAATGCACGCCTCCATGTAGAGCGCCTTCCGAGCTTCCTTCTGGTTGTTGTACGTCTTGTTGGCCGCGTCGTTCATCAGCTCCGAAGGAACGCCCAGAGCCATCAGGATCATCCGGCTCGTCATCTCGATCGCCTTGCTCCATTCGGCCTCGTTCGGCTTGTCGGTGAGCTTTTGCAGGTCGAGATTCTCGCTGATGACCTTGAGCCGGTGGCTGTTGTTCGCCCCGCCGCTGCTCATCTGCCAGTCGTCCTTGAGCTGCTGCGATTCCTCCCGCGTGATGCCCGGCGCCTTGGCAATGACCTGCGGCATCCCGCCGGCCTGCGCGATGTTCTTGTTCCAAGTGATCGCGCTGTTGTTCAAGTCGATGATCTCGGCCAAAGGCACGCCGGCGCTCATCCCGTGCAGGTACTCCCGCAGGTTCACCTGCTTGACATACACGACCTCCTCCGGCGCGAAGTACAGGTCCTTCACGTCGCGCATCCGGTAGCCGGAGATCGGCCTGCGGTAGTCGCCTTGGATCGGGTTGATGTCCTGGCTGGGAATCACGATCATACCGAGCGGCCGCTTGGCGTCTCCGCTCTCGGTGAAGACGACTTGCGCGTAGGCCTCGCCGGTCACGACCAAGTAGAGCATCATCTTTTCCACGAAGGTCTTGCGCCCGGAGTCGCTGCGATCCATGAGCGCCAGCAGCGGATGCTCGCTGGTCGTCTGCATCCCTCCGCCCGCCTTGTACTTGACATAGATCGGGAGATCCGCGACCGTTTCAGCGATCAGGTTGCACGCCGCGTAGAACGTCGGGTTCCGCTCGTAGGCCTGCTCGATGAGCTTCTGCTTGTCCCACCGGGAGTAGTCCTCCCATCCGCGACCCCATAGGATCGCGTTCCAGAATCGGCTCGGGAGCGCCTTGGCTTCCCTCCTGCGAAAGATGTCGTACCATGCCATCAGCTTATCCAATATCGTTTTGATGTGCCGGGGTAGTGCCTTTCAAAATACGACCAAAGAGCATACCTCGCCGTATCCGCATCATGGCTCTTTATCGTCCCGTCTTTGTAGTCGTCCTTCTTGTCGATGTCGCCGTACTTGTCGGCCTTGGCCGCGCTCATCGAATTGTAGCACGACCGCGCCGCCTGCTCGTCGAAGCGCACCAGTCCGGACTTGAGCGCCCAGTTGCAGCATTGGATCGTGTCGCGCACGAGCGGGTTGGCGCTTGGAACCCGGAAGCGGACCCGGTCGCCCAGCTCCGCCTGGAACACTTCCTTGATGGCCGTCCACATGGACCCGGTCGCAAGAGCCGTGCGATTCGCCCCCGATGCGTCACCCGTGACCGTGATTTGCCCTCGATGCCGGGAGAGGTCCTTGGCCAGCACCCGGGCGTCGTCGGCGACCGTCGGCTCGACCATCTGGCGCGACCAGACGCAGGCCACGACCGGATGGCCGTCCTCGCCCCGGCCGACCTGCTGCCATGCCGTGACCGCCCGGTACGCCACGTTGAAGTCCCAGGATAGGACGATCTCCTGCGCCGGGTCCACCGGGAAGGAACCGCGCATGTCCGGCAGGATGTGGAAGATTCCCATCCCGGCAAGACTGACCCGCTTGCCGTACAGGTAGCGGTCGAGCTGCGCCCCGGAGTACGTCGCCTTCAGCTCCTTGGCGTATCGGTCGCGGAAGGTCGGGTCGGGATTGTCGGCCAAGCTGACCTCGTGCAGCCGGATGTCGTCGCGTGCTTCCAAGTGCCGGTAGATGAAGCTGTCCGGCTCGTCGGGCATCGACGTGATGCGCTTGAGCGCCTTGCCCTTCCGGATCCTCGACATGAACGTGGTCATGGCTTCGGGCGTGTAGTACGACGCCTCGTCCGCCCAGCCCCATTCGTATTCAATCGACTCGATTCGTTTCACGACGTCCTTCTCGGCCGAGCGCAGGTGGATGCGTGCGTCCCAGACCTTGAGGATGAGCTGCTGCTCGTTGAAATCGAACGGCCATTGCAGCTCCTTGAGCATCGGCTCGATGTTCTGCCGGAAGATGTCCCGCGCCTGCTGGAGCGTGTTGAGCATGATGAGACCCTGGCCGCCTTTGGCCGCCTGGCTCAAAGCGAAGAGCGTTCCGATGTAGGTCTTGCCGGATCCTTTGGCGCCGAAGATGGCGACGACTGGATTCAGCTCATCCATGAAGTCGGCTTGGAAGTCCGCGACCCGGATCTCCTGCGCCTCCATGTCATGGCCTCGATGGCTGGATGTCGATCGTGCCTGTTGCGAATGCCTGGAATGCGCTGTTGGTCGCCGGACTGCCGGGCGTGATCGGAAGCGTGTTGAGAACGTCGAAGTCGAAGCTGTAATACCCCGGCTCGACGTTCATCACTTCGGCTTGGATGTTCAAGTCGATCCGGGCGTCGTGGATGTACACGCCGGTGAGTGCGTTGCCCCGGTAATGCCCTTGGTTGTCCGGCTCGAAGTAGAGCGAGCCGTTGGAGGCGTTGAACGTGTTGATGGAGAAGAGGACGTTCGAGTTGGTCTCGTTGGTGTAGGCCGTGAGCCGTGCGGCGAAGTATTCGTTCATCCCGTGACCCGTGCCGTCGGCGTTAAGCACCGGAATCTGGAGCAGGAGTTGCTTGTTCCGCTTGGCTTGGATGTCCACCTGGGTGATCGGTGGATAGCCGGCATTGGTCGGTGAGATGCCCACGTCTTATCCCTCTGACCAAGGCAGCGGAGGCGTGGTGACGGGCGGATTGATCTGCGCCTCGATGCGTGCGGCAAGCACGGCCTCCATCTCTGCCTTGTCCACCCCGTTTGCCCATACCCAGCCAAGCACCTGCTCCTCGGTCAGATCCTCGTATGGTGTGAAGTCACCCGATGGCGCAGGAAGCGTGCAGTCGGACGTGATGAAAAGTGGAACGGCTCCCGTCGCCTCGCACCGCCATGTTGCGGTGATGACCACGTTGTCAAGGTCCCCTTCCTGCTTCTTTACTTCGAGTTGTGTGATAGTCCAGTTCATATCAAGATATGGTAATGGTTGGATCGGCGGTGAAGGCATTGCCGAATACGGTCAAGTAGATGTAATAAGTGCCAGCGGCCGAAAGATTGGCGTTTGCTATCGTAAACGTGATGGTGTTGTTTGCGCCACTGTGGACGGGCGTTCCGAAGGTTAGATCGGCGTCTGGTGTCGAGTTGCGGATGACATGGATGTCATTCTGCGTTGTGGCTGTGCCAAAGCGGCCGCCTCCCACGAAAAACATCTGGCCATCGCCATTGCCGCCAGAAAGGTAACATCCGACATGGCATTGGAAGCCACCAATGAGACCGCTTATATTTAAGTCAATGGTCACCGTAGCCGTTGTGTTGGCCGCAATGGAAAAGCCGCCAGCGATCGTCTTGCATCCACTGGTGCCAATGACGTTCTTGATTCCAATTGATCCGCCGACGACTTCGAGCCGTCCGCCTCCGCCTGAAGCTGAACTGCCGATCATCACCTTATCAACGCTTGCGTCTGCGAAGATGAGGTTTTCGTTTGTATCACCTTCCACGCGGAAGTCGTTGTCGCCTCCGCTTTCGTTGATGACCGCCGCCCCTGCAAGCGTCAGCGATGTGACGTCCGAGCCGTCGCCGTTCTGTACGGTTCCTGTGGTCGGCGTGCCTGCGACCGTTCCGATCGTCAAAAGATTGCCGTAAGTATCCTTTATCTGTTCGCCTTTCAGGTCCATGATGTCAGAATGCTATGTTCCAAGTTTCGGTTGATGTGTCGAACACTTCGACGCAGAAGTTCCAGGCGTCCGCCCCCGTCGCCGGTTGCTTGCCTCCCAGCCAGGGGATGAAGTTCGGTACGGCGATCTTTGCCCCGATCATTCGTAGGCCACGATATTTGAGGCCGTCGTGTCGGTGGAGTTCACCCGGCGAACGAAGGCCATGAAGAACGTCCCGTTGGGCACGTTGCGATGAATGACGGACTCGTCATTGGTCGCCCCGACGATGTTGAGATCCCCGCCGGTTCCGACGAACAGGTACCTGGCCGGGCTGGACAGGTTGGTGGTGTTCGATGGCGTGACGGCCGTAGGCGATCCGCTGACCCCGATTTCAAGTGCTTGCTTTGGCATGGAAGTGCGTTGTTGGTGAAACGATGCTTGAATATACTCAATCTTCGCTCTTGCTCGTCTCCCTGACGATGACGAGCTGCTTCGGCTTGGCCGTGATGTCCTCCTGCTGGATGCGTTCGATGTATCCCCGGTCCTTGCCCTTGGTCTTGAGGAAGAAGATCGTTGCCGTGATGTTGCCGTCTTGGATCGCCTTGTAGAGCTTGTTCTCGGCGAAGTCCAGCACGACGTCCGGGATGGCCTCGACCTGGCTCCGGTATTCCTCGTCTTCTTTGAGCCACATGTAGTGCGTCTGCCGGGATATCCCGACGGCTTTGCAAGCTGCGGAAACGATGCCCAGGTTCTTCTCGAGCGCTTGGAGCATGGCTTGCCTTTTTGTCTTCATCTGTCAATCCTTGTCAATAGATAGAGCGACGGGATCGGTCCGACCGTCATCTTCCGGCTGGATGCCGGACGTGCTACCTTGCACCACCGCCGCCTTTCGCTGTGCCAAAGATATTCGTTTTCCGAGATACATTCCGGCGCCGATCTCGTCGATCTTGGTGAAAGGAATGATCGGAACGGTCAGCTTACAGGACTTGTCGATGAGATATATATATCGAAGTTGATATCCTTCGATCTTTTTTGCGCCAACCCTCTTTGAGTAATCGCTCCACTTTTCTCCAAGTCTGAAACCAAGTCTTTTTCTAGTTCCATCATTCCAGACTGCTCGTGTAATCATATCAGCAATAACTTCACCGCTTGGCAAAAGCCACATACCTGAGTTTTTTTTTATAGCAGTTAGATGAAATCCCATTGCTCTGTATATGGATCCGTCTCCGCATTGACAGGCATCAGCAAATGAAACAATCCACTTTACATGAGGGGCATTTTTTTTTATCAATCTGACTGCAATGCTGAAGCAACGACTTTCTGAATTTTTTGGCAGATAATCGTTGAAAGCCATTCGATTTAGCTCCAGATATTCATTCCATCCGGTTCCATGAACAAGTGGCAGAATCTTCCTCTTGTCTATGCTGTTACCAAAAGTCATCACTCCATGTAGTTTTCCATCCAAAAAAGCACCGAAATGCAATCTGCCTGTTGTCGCAACTTTTCCCGAATAGTGATGCTTCTTGACGAAGTCATTCGCGATCTTTGCCGGTATCACTTTGACGATGATGTCCTTTGCTCTGCCCATTGCTCGATGATGAAATAGAGTGCGTTGCCGTTTCCGTTCTCATTCGCGAAGGTTTCGCCATATTTGTATCGATCCGTCTGCTTCATATCGGCGATGGCCTGCTTGACGACCTCGGCCTGCTCATCCGCGAGCGTGAAGGTCATCTGCTGGAATGGCTCCTTGTCGCCATCAGGAAGTGCGAACTCATCTGATAGCGCATCAGGATCAAGTTCGATGCCTGGAATATCGAGACCCCAATCATTAAGCTCGACCGGATCCCATTCGTTCGCCAGCATCTCCCAGTCCCATTCGCCGCCGGAGACGTTGTCCTTGATGATGAACTGCCTCTGCTGTTCCTCGGTGAGATCCTCGGCCTTGATGATCGGGATCTTCTTCATGCCGGCCTCCTTGCACGCCCGGAGCCGCATGTTGCCACCCAGGACGACCATGTCGCCATTGACGACTATCGGCCGGATGTCGAGCATCTCCGGGAACTCCTTGATGGATGCGACGAGCTTGCGAAAGGCGTCGTCCTTGATGATCCTCGGGTTGTTCGGGTTGGCCTTGACTTGGGCGATGTCTATGAGCTGCGTCTTCATGCCATGTAGTCCTTGATCGTTTCGATGAACTCGTCCAGCGACCGGACGATCCGGTAGCGGTATCCCTGCTCGGTCACGCAAAGCATGAACTCGGCCTGGCTCTTGGACTGCCTCCCGGTCGGCGTCTTCATCTCGATGAACAGCCCCGGCTCGCCCTGGCTCGGGATGGCCAGCATCAGATCGGCCACGCCCGGGAGGACGCCTTCCCGCTTGAGGATGGCGCCGGTGGCCGGGTTGCGCGATCCGCCGTTCGGGATGGCGAAGAGCAGCCGCGCCATTACTGGATACTGGAGCCGGAACCATTGCACGCAGGCGGCTTGCAGCCGGGATTCTTCGTTCTTCATCGCGCCCACGCCATGTAGTCCGCGAGCGGTCCCGGCCTGCCCAGGTCGATCTCCGGAATCGTGAGGCCGCGCTTCTCGATCTCCCGGCCGATCTTGCGCCAGTAGCTGTCCTCCCGGCCTTGGTCGAAGGAGTAGCCGAGGGCGATCATGATGGCGGCGCTGCGCTGGATCTCCTCGTCCGGCCACATCTCCATCACCGGCATGAGGACCCGGCGCCGCTCCGGATCTGGCGCTGCGATGTACTGGCGCTTGACGCCGAGCGTCTGCTGCGTGTCGATCTGGCGCATCCACTCCCGGTAAGCTCCGACCAGTCCCTTGACGGACTTGTTGAGCAGCTCGGCCTTGTAGATCATGTATGACATGAACTTGACGGTCACGGTCATGACGTCGGCCTGCGGGATGCTGGCGTCGTTGTCGATGATGACCGAACGGAAGATGTGCGTGATCTCCCGGCGCTTCTCCTCGCGCTTCAAGTCCTTGATTGCGTAGCCGAGGCCCATGTCCTTGAGGAACTGGTAGAAGCTGTTGAGCATGTCCGGATCCGGATCGACCTTGCCGGAACGGATGTCTTGGATGGTGACGACGTCGCTCATGGCCGCACCTGGCCGACGCCGGTGTACTTGATGGCGTACTCCTTTGCGATGAGCTGACGGACCAGCTCCGACATGGTCGTGCTTTGGTCGGCCTTGAGCTTCTCGAGCATGAGCCGGTATTCCTCCGGCAGATAGACCGTCGTGATGATTCCCCTTCTTGTGCTGTTCATGGTGTGGTGGTTGTTTGTGGTGGATGTGAAATATACTGCGATCCCGGCGCCGGATCAAAAGAGCGGTCCGTCATCGTCGTCCTCGAAGTGCTTGGCGTTGAGGTATCGTTCGATCTTCTCGTCGTTGCGGAAGAAGCTGTCCCAGTCGCCCCGGTGCTTGATCCCTTCGCGCCGGAGCCAGGGATCCCTCGCCCGGTTGGCCATCGCCGTTGCGATCTCGGGAATCGTGAAGGTCTTGAGCCGCGCCCGGAGCTGGCGCCGCTTCTTGTCCGTCGATCTGACTTGGACGTCGTAGGTGCGGTTCCATTGCCCGATCATCTTCTCCAAAAGCCCCGGATCATCCTTTGGCGCGAAAGCGCCATTTATATTTGGTTTTCTATCTGCGTTTACATCTGTGTTTATATCTGGTATTGGTTGGCCCTCTGGGGCAAATGGAAGAGACCGTTTGGGCAAATCAATCGGACCGTCTGGGCAGGTCGATTCGTTAAAAGTAGCATCTGCATCTGCCCGGTATTCCGGCTCGTCGATGCTGTACCAAAGCGTTCGATCGTAGGCCGATTTGTTGTAATTGCCGGTCAGCAGGATCCCCGTCTCGATCAGCTTGTTGAGCGCGATGCGGATCTGCTTCTCGCTCATGTAGGGGAAAAGCTCGGCGAATGCGGATCGGCTGTTGTACGTCCAGATCCGGCCGTCTTGGATGTTCGTCTTGTTGGCTTTGTTCTTGTCGAGCCAATGCCGGATGTTCGCCAGAAGGATCGCCTCTTTGATGCCGTACCGTTCGGCTTCTTCTACGCTGAAGAAATGGTGACGATTCTTTTTCCTGTCAAAATTGGTTTTCATATCTTAATATCGTTTTCTTTAATGCAAAGGCGTCCTCGTTGAATCGGGAGCGCCTTTTTTTTTGCCGGGAAAAAAG